CCTTACCTGTCAATTGAATATAGCCTCTTCCGTGGAATTTCCAACCTTCTCCTGTAGATTCTACGCCATTTCCCATTCTACCGCCGTAAATTAAATTAGCGATTTTTTCTGGCTTTCTTTCGTACAGTTTAGCTTTTGCTTCGTTTGGAAAATATTTTTTAAATAAACCTAAAAGTCCTTTTGCACCGTAATTTAGGTTCTCTTTTGTTAATCTAAAGTTTCCACTCTCATGACCGCATTGTGCAAGAAAATGCGCAAGACGTAGAGGAGTATTCACTTGAAACTTATCCACAATAGTTGGGATATCTGCAATTACTTTGTCAGGAATATGTCCTTTTAGCTTATCTAGGTTCATAGTTTGATTATCGTTTAGCGTTCTTCCACATTGCAGCTGCTGCGATCTTTTTTCCTTTCTCACCGCCGCCTGCTGCTTGTGCTACTTTCTCAAAACCCTTACCTTTTTTACCAATATCTTTACCTGCCTGTGCTTTTTTAGCTATATCAGACTTTTTCTCTTTACTTAGTCCAGCAGAAGGTTTTTTAGCTTCATTCATACTAAAACCGGGTCCTGGTTGATGCTCTGCTTCTGTAGATTCACCTGCTAAAAACTCAGCAACTGAGTGCATATAGTCGGCAGCAAGGCTAATATAGGCTGATACCCATCCTGGTAGTTGATCGCTATCGCCTACTAAATTATCGATCTTAGACGCATTAGAGATCATATCTCTTAATTCGTTCTTAGCCATTGAAGCTTCATGGTCTTGTCCATGATTCCAATCGCGTCCACAGTTTTCACATTCTGGTAATAAATCCTTTAATTTAATCATCTTAACAATGGTAGTTTAAATATCTTTGTAGTGCTTTTGCGTAATGTGTTCCTTTATCTTTTAGTTTACTCTTTGCAGATCTCACTCGACTACAAGAAAGCGTACCTAATCTCTTCTTTAGTATACCAGGCTTAACGGGATCGTGTACCCCTTCTTTAACCTCTTTTACTATGTCAATTAACCTTACCATGCTCTACAACTCCAATATCTTGCTTTATCTCTTGGACCAGGATTACTGCAGTTATGTCTTGCTCTAAAGCTCTTCCTGCGACCAGGATTAGACTTTTTTATTCTCATGTTAGGATCGCCGAAATTAACTTTTACAACGTTTCCTTTAGCATTCTTAACGTATACTGATCTTTTCTTCGGTCCGCCCGGTGTTAGAAAAGGCTTACCTAAGCTAACTTTTCTTCCTCTATATTCTGCTTCCTCTAATTTATTATAATTTTCCATGATATACTCCGCTAAACACATCGGACAGTATTCATTTATTTCGTCTACTTCGTCTAATTTATTGCCTGCAGCAACAGCTGCTTTATATGCTTTTGAGCCTTTAGGTGATGATTTTTCACCGCGAGCTTTTTTAGCGTTAATGTTTGCCCAAAGACCTTCTAAACTCATTTCTTCACTAACAGGAACGCAATTAGGAACTTCTTTACCGTCTTTCATCTTAGTTCCTACTGGATGATACCCTCTCCAACATGGATTATCTTTAGGGTCTTCTAATCCTTCCTCATGATCTGCTCTCACTTGATGAAACTCTATAGGTCCGTCGTCGTCTATAGTATGCATTTCATTAGTTCTTCTGCTACAGTGACTTTTCCCTGTTAAAAAAGGTTTAGGACATGATGTTCCTTTTGCGTGAACGTGTCCACATTTACCGCAGCAAGTACCTTTTGCTTCTACCATTATTTTAGGTTTATAAGTTTGTACTTAGTAGTTTGAATTAATTTAACTACAGTATCTACTTCGTTTTGAATGTAAGAATCTTGTGGAATCTTAGTTCTAATAGTCTCTACATACATTGCTAAAGCTTCGAAGTAATTTATGAATTGCCCGTCTTCTTTGAAGGTAGCAGGTGAGGTATAGCCTCTTTGAATGCCGTACTTGCCTTGAAAGCTTTCTACTAATCCATCGACTAAATCAAGGATTTCATCGTAATAAACTCCTAATGCTCTATGTGCAGCATCTGAACCTATTCCTTCAACTTGCCAATGGAAAATGTGAGCTTGGTTGCGAGAAGCTAATAGAGTTGATATGAATTGTACAAATTCTTCCATTATTTTTCTTTTATTTCGGGTACTTCTTTCTTAGTTGCCTTGATAGCTCTATGTTTATCGCGTAACCCTTTAATCATATTCATTTTCTTTTCAGCAAGTCCGTGATGTCCTTCTGATAATTCAGGTGCATCAGTTGCTTCTTTCATATGAACATTGATTTCTTTCTGTAATCTCGCTATATGTCTCTCGATTTCATTCATTACGTGATCCTTCTTCTTCTCTATCTTAGCAAGATGCTTATGAAGCTCGGCTGTAGCAGCTTCAGCTACTAAATTAGCTTCTTCTACGTTACCGTATACACCGTGAACGGCCATTGGATCGAATTGACCCATACCAAAGCAGTGTGTTTCTTGTACTAAATCTTCATGAGAGGTTCCTGGAGTTGGCTTTAATACTACGAACATCTTACCGATTTTATCATCACATCCTGGGTGATCCCAAGAGGGTTCTTGCTGTACCGTCGGTAAGTCCATTGTAGGTGCTTGAGGTGCCATTGGGTTATTCTGAGGCATCATATTCTCTCTAATGCTACCCTTAGTCTTTGTTTTCTTCTGAATTTGTGACATCTATTTGTGTATTTTCTCCATTATAAATATCGCGCTCTTTTAGTTTAGCAATCTCTTCTTTTACCTGTTTGTATATAGCGGTTTTGTCGCCTCCTCCCCATTTCTCTACTTCACCGGCTTCTGATACAAACGTATCTTTCTCTGTAGCCCATTGCTCTAGAGCTTGTTCTAAATCATTGAGTTCTGCATTTTTATTAAGATTCATTACATTCCTAGAATACTCTTCCCACTTGCCTTGACGTTTAATTTCAGATTCCATTTTAATTACGCAGTCAAAACACTTCTGATGAATAGCCCACATTTTCTTATTGTACATATCGACTTTCATCATTTTACCGCAACTTGGACATGATATCGGTAAAACTACTAATTTCTTAATTTCGTCGAGTTTAGTTACGGATTGCTTAATACCTTTCTTAATAGTCCATTTTTTGCCGTTTTTTTCCCAACCTGTTTGAATTTGAGTTCTATCACCAGTTTGACCAGTAATAATGTTTCTCATCCTCTGAACGTCTCGAGAATTAAATTCCTTTTTTAAATGATCACTCATAACAATTTTTATTTTTTTACTATCCTATATGTGTCTCCAAAAGTCATTAAATTATAATTTGAAGGCAAGTTCTTTTTTAAGTAAGCACCGTATAATTTAAAACGTCTTTGATCATCCTCTCTATTAGCTTCTTTAGTTTTAATTGGTCTAAAAATAACAATTTCAGGATCTGCTCTCTTAATAAAGTCTTTAGCAATCTCTACGACAGTAGATAAAACTCTTAAAGGAACTCCTTCATTAGTGTCTAAATTAGTATCCGGGTCTCCGTCTGGGGAGGTTGTGTTAAATGATAAATCATACATACCGTCCTCTAAATTAGCAATACCTACAGTATACTGACTGTTTTCTGTCTCGAAAGAATAGAAGCAGTTGCCGTCACTATCTTCATCGTCAAATCTCCAAGAGTATGTTCTAGTTCCTTCACCGATTTCGTTTAACTTGCTCATGTCAATTACCCAAGCTTTGGTAGGTAAGCCGTAAGTTGCTAGAGCTGTTAATCTTGTATTACCTCCTAGTAATTCATATGTCTTACCTAGCTTAAGTACAATTGGTAATTCAACAATACCTGTATTTAGTATTTGTTTTGCACGAGCTACTTTTTCAGGAGCTAAATCGTCTAGGTCTCCGTCGCACATGTCAGTGTTCTGAATATTCATAGAGCAGTCTACGTCTTGAACTTGTCCAAACCTAGCTGCTTTATACCACGTTTCTTTATCAGGAAATAAGTCAGGATATCTTTCTGCTTCACCCCACTCTTCATCGAATTTAGGCTGTACAAATTTTATATCGCGCTTTGATTCTTTTAAAGGAGTAGTCGTATCTAACTCGTAAACGTCTACATTTCTCTTACCGAAATCTCTCATAATAATACCCGCCATAGCGTTAGCATCATTCTCAATATCAGTTCCTGTCTCGCCTGCTGTATTATAAATCATATCTAACTCATTTTGTCTATGATGACATAATTCGTGTGCAAGGCTTCTACAAATATCTGCAAGGTTTCTATTTAACGCTACTACTTTAATAGCATTAGTTTGAGGATTATATTCGCCAAAAGATCTATTCTGCTCAACAAAAGATTTATCATTAAGCAAGGAGATTTTAGGTAAAGTTTGAATATTTAATTCTGCTTTACAAAATCCTATAAAATCTTTTAGTACTTTAAGCCTGTTCTGGTGCATTTCTTTTTACTTTTGTTCCGAGCATTTTAAATATTTTTGGAGCAAATCCTTTGTTGTAAGCAGCTTCGGGAACGGCTTCTGCAAATTCTTCGAAGTCGCCTGATGCTAAAACGTTTCTAACATGAGGTGCTGTAATCTCACCTGCTTTTTCGCGTACAGGAATTATCTTTACTCTATCGCCGAATTGCTGTTGTAGAGAATTACCGTAAGCTTCGTCATCTACTTCGTCGTCTCCTACTGCTACATATACTGGATTAACGGTCGGGTTATTCTTTAGGTACTTTATGATTGTTTGGATAGGAGATTCGTCTGTTGAGATCTTGACTGTAATCTTTGGATTGGGAGCTGCCTTTAGATACATATTCCAAATCATAAGCGAATCTTCAGGTGTAATACCGTCAATAGTCTTTCTACTTATAATAACATTTACCTGCTTTATATAGTCTCTCTGAGCTAACTCAGTAGCAGCTGCATAATGTCCTTTATGTGGCGGTTTGAATTTACCTGGGTAAAAGCAAGGACCTGGTTCATTAGCAATAGCTTCAGCAATCCTCTGTCCTATTTTCTTAGCATCTATCATAGTACTAATAAATATCTAATCAAGGAGTAACTTAGGTTTAGCAGCTTCTATCTCTGTTACAAGCTCTTTCATATAGTTAAAAGCTACCTCAACTCTATCTGTAACATTGGTTAATTCTTCTACTGTTAAATGTAATCGAAAGATAAACATTCTATACTCTTCTTGAACTCTAGGATCGTAACTAATAAAATCACACCATTTTGCTTCTGCACAGACCATATTCGAGATACACTGCCAATAGTAATTTGGTGCTATCTTTTTAAACTTCTCTGCTGTATTGATCATACCGTGTTTGAAGTGATTTGCAGATTTAAACGGGCATTTTACCTCAATTATGCCGTCAGACGGTATTAGTCCGTCTGGCGATCCTCCATAATGCTCTCCTATAGGGATGAAAGGAGCTTTCTCTACCTTGACATTAACTAGCTTCTCATAATGTTCAATAGCTACCGGCTCTAAATCAGTACCCCAGCTTAATGCAGCACCTACTGCCGGTTCTGTAACGCCGCCGTAAAGCTCGCATACCTTTTCAAGTAGGTAGGTCTTAGCCGTTTCGCTAAAATCTCCTTTACCCATTATCTTATAAATTTCTGAGCTAGTAATTCTACCTTTCCTCATTTGAAACCATTCTGCACTTCTTTGTTCAACTATCATAATTGCATTTTCTTTAAAAGTAACTCACCAAATGTAAGTTGCTTTGCATGATGTAAATATTTTGTCATTCCTTCAAAACCTATATCAGATGGATCTTTACCGTTTAATTCAATTAAGTAAACATCCTTACCGAGATCAATCAATTGCTGTGCATATTTAAGCGCTTCTTTCAGAGCATCCTTATCTAAGGCTAAGTATATAGTCTTGACATCGCTCTGTACAAGCTTCATCATTAAGGCCTTCGGTATGCTCTTACCAAATAGAGGTATTGCATTACGTTTTAAAGCAATTGCATCAAAAATACCTTCGCAGAGTATAACAGGTACCTTCCAGTTAATAAAATACTCTAAACCTACTAGTTCGTTTTTATTACAGCTAGGTGCATTATACTTTCTTCCTGGATCTCTTTCGAATGAACGTGAAATAAAGTAGTTTACTCTACCACGAGCATCGTAAGAGGGTACGATTATCGAATTCTTATACTTGCCTGTCTCACAGTACCCTATATTATACTTTACTACATCTGTATCCGTAATGCCTCTACTTGTAATGTAGGACTTAGCCTGTCTATAAGTTAATTTTGTACTAGGTTTTACGAGGGAAACAAACTCTTTCGGTAATTCTACTACTTCGTACTGCTTATCGTCTATTTCTCCCTTACCTCCTGGGAAGTAGCTTCTCATTTCAGCGATCTGAGTAGACGTAGCTTGTACTTTCTTTAATAGAGATACTAAGTTTCTACCTTTCGTAGCAGGTTCACAAGTCCAGCAGTGATAAAACCCTGTCTTTGGGTCTATTTCAAGCTTTGGCTTATGATGTTTACAGAAAGGACAGTGAAATGCGTGATTTCCTTTAGTAGAAGGCTTAGATTTACCTAAAACGTTATGCAAAAGCCCTAAAACTAGGCGTGAATTCTCCATTAACTTACAGTCTTTAACGGATAATATAAGAAATTATTCTGAGTCTACCAAATCTTTTCTAAAGAACTTAGCAAGTACGTTGTCGTTGTAAGACTTATCTGTTAAAAGTACTTCGTTTATACATTGATAATGCACTTCCCAATAAGTTAATTGCTTCTTATTAAAACAGAATTTAAGTATTTCTTTACGAAAGCTATCTGTACCTGTCTCTTTAATTTCTTGTAAGATTCCCTTGTTAGAACCCCAATAAACTAACCAATTCGACTCAGTTGTAACTAGCTTTTTAGTAGGTTTTCTACCTGGTCCGCTTAATTCTGCAAGTTCTTTTTTAGTCAGTTTCTTTCTGATATTAGAATATAGAGACTTCTTACCTATGTAGAACTTTCCAGTCTGTATATTTGTAATTTTATAGACAAATCCAACGCAGTTTTCCGGGAATTTCTCAACGGAATCGTATTCTGTAATTCTTCCGTCCTGGTATGTAAACCATTTTTTTGACATAAACTTAAAGCTTTAACTGTCCCATCTTACGATAAATGTAATATCTGTATTTTCTGGGATTGGATAAGGGGTTGCTAATTTACCTACTACTAAGAGATCGTTAAATTCATTGTAAAGTCCTACGGTAGTAACATAGGGATTGAATGCAGACCCGGTTAAGGTGTCTTTAATTGTACCGTCTGTAATAATTCCTACAGAACTACTGTAGAAGGGTAGTGCAGCGGATCCAGTAATCCTGGTAATATACTTAAATACAGTAGGATTTTGAGAATAATTAAAGTCATTCTCAAGTACTCTACACTTAACTTCATTAACATAAATCGTTGTTTCTGCTGTTAAGCCTAAGTTATAAGGTATGACTGAAGATGTTACTGGCATAGTTATAAATATTTAAAAAGGGTACTTTCGTACCCTTCTATATATTATAGTTTTATATCAACTCTCTCTAACCAATCTCCTTCTCTTTTATGTGGCCATAAAATTAACTTAGCCGGTACTTTGCTTGAGGTAAACTCTACTGTTTTAGTAACAGTCGCTCCTCTTAAGTACTCTTCTTCTGTTAGATCCTCTCTATAAAGTACTTCTCCGTCTTCGCTCTCTACCCCGAGGTAAATAAAATCAAAAACGCAAGTACATCTAGTCTGAGACTTTAAAGCATCCCAGTGGTTTTGCCAATCTAGATTTAAAGTTTGATCTCTTTTAATCTCATAAGCCCAGTCCATTCCTTCACTTTCTGAAGTTGTAGGTGGATCAATACCTTTTATTGCATCTGGATGTAATTTTTTCAATCTAAAATGTATTCCTGCATACAGCTGATAGCTCCAATGGCTTCTAAAAGTTCCTAAACCGTATTCTCCTAAGTCAATATCGTTATCTTCTTCTTGAAGCATATGACGTAAACGTCTCTTACTTTCGCTATCCATATCCCACCACGCCTTCTCTACTAACCCAGCATCTTTAGTTTCATTATTAAAATCAGTCCAGTGTTTAGTTCTTCCTTCTCTTGTATATTCATGCCAAACTAAAGTCTTATGAGGGTGAAATAAATCATAGCCTAGAGTATAAGATCTAATAGATAAACTAATTTCATCCCCTGCAAAGTAAATATTAGGATCGTACTTATATTCTTCACAATGTATTCCAAGAGTAAAGAAAAAATGTCCGCTAACAAATCTAGCTGGAATTGGCTTATCTAATTGTTCGTAATTTTCGATTCTATGAGGGTAAAATAAAATAGTTCCACCTCCTGTGAATTTATCTGGAACCATTTTGTATGGCTCATAATTTAAAAGTTTATTTTCTTTTGGATCA